TGAGTAAGAGCTAACATAGCCCAACTTGATAAAGCACCCATAGGTTGACCAACTGCATAGGTAACTTCCTTTTCAGGAACACCTGCTGCTTTTGGCACACTATAGGTTCTACCAACTAATAGAGTTTTCCATTTAGTTGCAAGGTCTTCATCTCTAAATATTTTAGAGAGAAGTTTAACTTGTAAACTAATAGGTAATCTATCAGTAGCAGAGCTTAAATCAAGAGAGTATAATTGTTTACTCTTAGTCATGTGTCCCAATGGTTTAACTTGATTAAAAGTTCCATCCATAGGGTATTTACTAATTAAAAATAGTAATACCTTATGCAATGGGTATAAAGCCCATTGAGTGAATGGATCAACCATTGCGAACACTCTCATTTTACCAGCAGGTTCATGTTTTAGTGCTAATTTTCCTAATTGTCTTACTGGTTTCCAATCTTTAACCGGTCTTGTAACAAAAGTATTCATAAGAATAGTATGGATTACTTTCTCCTGAAGTATAGATACTTTAGGAGTAGCTGTATCGATAATTTTATCGATACTCATCCATATTGATCTCAAATTTGTTGAGATCACTTCTGTTGTAAGAGGTTTAAAGTATTTGAAAACCCAGCTTCCATCTGCTAAACCAACAGCATAGAACCAAGCAAATAAAGCTTGTCTCATGTCTGTTCGTAACAACATTCCTAATCCAGTAGTTACTACTGTAATAGGATGAGTTGCAAATGGATTAGGTCCATCTTCTGAAGATGAACCAGCTGAGCTTTTCCAAATTACGAAAAGTTTTGCGTAACTTCTCATTTTACTATAGATATCTATAGATCTAAAATGAGGTTTAACGAAAACTCTATCGAAATTTGGAATCCAGTGATCAATTACGGATTCATTAGTTCCTTTGAAAGGATCAGTTATACTTCCTAATTTTACTTTAGCTGGAATCAGAATGATTCTATATAAAGCAAAAAGGGTTAGATATAATCTGATGATTTCAGGTCTACCTTGTCTAATCAACTCCCTATGATAGGGAGGGATTATTCTAGGTATACCCGAATCAGTTCTAGAGATTCTCATCCCTAGTTCTCCAACATCGGATAAAACATGACCTCCAATACACTGTTGTAAACACACTGAACAGACTTTAAGGTATTTAACTAGTCCAACTTTACCATTTTTTCTGGTCAAGTCGAACATAGTTCGAATAACTCTTAAAGTACATTTAACACTTACAGGACTTACAAGAACTCCAATAGCTGGAAAGAATCTTAAAAAGATTCTTAACAGATATTGGTCCTGGGCTTTTACACCCAGGCTGGCATTAATTCGTTTAATACTAGGTGCAGAAAATCTAAAAAGTGTTAATACATTTTTCATATTTTCTGTATATAGTCGCGCATCTAATCTTTAGGGATTAGAGCCACTTTACTCGCTCCGTTTTCCACGGTCACGAGGGCCTAGCTATCATCCTTAGATAATGGGTAACAGTAATTAATAACTGCCTATCTCAATCTTTCGATTAAGATTCGTAACTATTAGTTCAACGCCCTTAAAG